GGGGGCCCTTGCCTATGAATACGCGATGGAGGCTTCTCAGCGCGGGTTCATCGCCGACCTGGTCCTGCCGGTCTTCGACACCCAGGAAAAGACCGCTGATTACCCCATCATCCCGGCGGAAGCCGTTCTGAAGCTCCCGCACAACATCAAGCGCGCCCCGAAGTCCGGATACGCCCGCGAAGACTTCAGCTTCGAGACCGGCACGTTCGCGTGCGAGGAGTTCGGGTTCGAAGCCGTCATCGACGAGAGCGAGGCGAACCTGTACCGCCGCTTCTTCGATGCCGAAGTCGTCGCGGCCAAACGCGCCGTCAACATCCTGCTCCGGGCCCGCGAGAAGCGCGCCGCCGACCTGCTGTTCAACGCGACCACCTTCGCCGGCAAGACGAACGCCGTCACCAACGAGTGGGACAAGCCGAACGACGCGACGCCCCGCACGGATGTCAACGCCGCGAAGAAGCTCATTCGGCAGCGGACAGGCCTTGAAGCCAACGCGATCACCATGAGCCGTTCGGTGTTCGATGCGGTTCTCATGGCCGGCGAGTTCCTGACACACATCGAGAAAACCCGGGCCGTCCTGCTCGACAACTTCGAAGTGCAGAAGCAGCTCGTTGCGCAGTTCTTCGGCGTCGAGAACCTGTTCGTCGGCAACGCCGTCTACGACTCCGCGAAGAAGAACAAGGACCTGAGCGCGGCGGATATCTGGGACGACGAGTATGTCCTGGTCGGCGTCTT